TGAAGAGCCAAATCCCGTTCACGGGCGCTGTTAAAGGAACCTTCTTTCTGCGCTAATACAGTTTTTCGCGAGGACACATGAGCAGACGCCAGCGCGCGGACAGCACGGCGGCGGCGGTTGATGCCGCCCGCGCCGCGCAACAGCAGATCACCCCGCCGTCGAATGTGGCGCTTGACCCGGAGGATCTTCCGTTCTTCGCCTCGGTGATTGCGGAGTTCGCGCGTTCGGAGTGGACGGCGCACCAGCTTGAGCTTGCCGCGATGCTGGCGCGGACGATGGCGGATCTGGAAAGGGACCAGCGGCTGATGCGGATCGAAGGGCCGGTGCTGGCGACGGAGCGTGGGACGCCGGTTGTCAATCCGCGCAAGACGGTCATCCAAATGAACGCGTCCATCATCCTGTCCTACCGGCGCAGCTTGTCGCTGCACGCGCGCGCGCAGGGTGGCGAGGCAAGGGACGTTGCGAAGCGCCGGGCGATGACGATGGAAGCCGAGGCGGGTTTTGATGATGGCGACGACGGACTGCTTGCCCGCCCGAACTAAGGCAATGACCCGTGGGGACCGGGTTATCGCCTTCATCCATCGCTTCTGCCGGGTACCCGAAGGTCGGCATGTGGGGCAGCCAATCCGGCTTATGGAGTTTCAACAGCGGTTTATCCGCGAGGTCTATGACAACCCGGCGGGCACGTCGCGGGCATACCTGAGTGTCGGGCGGAAGAATGGCAAGTCTGCGTTGATTGCGTGTCTCGCCCTGGCTCATATCGTAGGGCCGGAGGCGCGGCAGAACAGCCAGATCATCAGCGGGGCGCGGTCGCGGGAACAGGCGGCGCTGGTGTTCAAGCTGGCGCAGAAGATGATCGGTCTTTCGCCGGAATTGCGCGCGAAGTCGGTGACGAGGATCACGCCATCGCAGAAGATGATCACCGGCGTTCAGATGAACGTCGAATACAAGGCGATTTCGGCGGAAGCTGGCACGGCGCACGGCCTTTCGCCGGTCTTGGCTATCTTGGACGAGGTGGGGCAGATCAAGGGGCCGCATGACGAGTTTGTCGAGGCCATCACCACGTCGCAGGGGGCGCACGAAAGCCCGCTTCTGATTGCGATTTCTACGCAGGCTGCGACTGATAACGACCTGTTTTCGCGGTGGATTGACGACGCGGAGGCCAGCAAGGACGCGCGCATCGTGTCGCACGTTTACCGCGCGCCGGAAGGTTGCGAGATCGCTGACCGGTCGGCATGGCGCGCGGCCAATCCCGCGATGGGCGAGTTTCGTTCGGTAACGGATCTTGAGGACTTGGCGGCGCGCGCGGAGCGTCTTCCGTCCGAGGAGAACAGTTTTCGCTGGCTCTATCTGAACCAGAGGATTGAGGCGACGGCACCCTTCATCAGCCGGGCCGCATGGACGGACTGCGCCGGGCCTGTTGTGCCGGATTTCAAGGGCCTGCCTGTTTACGCGGGGCTTGACCTGTCGGAGGTGTCTGACCTTACGGCCTTTGTTGCGGTCGCGCCGGTCGAAACGGTGTGGAACGTGAAGCCGACGTTCTGGCTGCCGGGCCAAGGGCTTGCAGAGAAGTCGCGGGCGGATCGGGTGCCCTATGACGTGTGGCACCGGGACGGCTGGCTGCAGGCCACGCCTGGCAAGACGGTGGATTACGAGTTTGTCGCGCAGTTTCTGTGGGACTTCTGCCAAGGGAACGACGTTCGCAAGATCGCCTTTGACCGCTGGAACTGGCGGCATCTCAAGCCCTGGCTGCTGAAGGCTGGTTTTGACGAGGCGCAACTGACCGACGAGGGCGGGCTTTTCGAGCCGATGGGGCAAGGTTTTCAGAGCATGTCCCCGGCTTTGCGGGATCTGGAAAGCGCGATTTTGAACAAGCGGATTGCCCACGGCGGGCACCCGGTCCTGACGATGTGCGCCGCCAATGCGACGGTGCAGGCTGACCCGGCGGGCAACCGGAAGCTGTCGAAGATCAAGAGCCATGGACGGATCGACGGGATGGTGGCGCTCGCCATGGCGATGAGCGTGGCCGGGACGTGGCAAGCTGAAACGGTGGAGGCCAGCTATTTGGACTCCGATGATCTGATGGTGCTTTGATGCTTGGATTTCTCCGCAAGAGCACCAGCTACACGGTGAGCCAACTGGCAGGTATGGCTGGCTGGATGGGCTGGGGTTCCGCATCGGGGCAACAGGTCAATGAGTGGACCGCGACCGACGTCCCTGCGGTGTTTTGCGCCGCCCGCGTCATTGCGGAAGGAATCGGGCAGATGCCGGTTCGTGTGGTTCGCGAGACTTTTGACGAGGCAACCGGGCTGGCGCGCTGGACGGTTGACCGGGAGCATTGGGCGCATCGGCTGATGGCCGTCCGTCCGAACGAATGGCAGACCAGTTACGAGTTCCGCGAGGGCATGGCGTTCAATGCCGCGCTTGCAAAGGGTGCTATCGCAATCAAGAACGTGGTCGGCGGCGAGGTGCGAGAGCTTCTCCCCGTTCCGGCTGGAGCCTGGTCGGTCGAGCAAAAAGCCGATTGGTCGCTGCTGTTCCGGGTGGACTACAGCGACAAGACGCACGGCTATTTCAGCCGGGATCAAGTTTTCTACCTGCGCGGCCCGTCGATGAACGGTTACGAGGCGCTTCCTGCGATCCGGCAGGCGCGCGAGGCCATCGGGCTGTCTAAGGCGCTGGAAAAGCAACAGGCACGGCTGGCGGGTAACGGCGGGAAGCCTTCGGGCGTCCTGTCGTTCGCTCAACCCTTGAAGCCCGACACGAAGGAAAAGTTGCGGGAGACATGGCAGGCCAAGTTCGGAGCCAATGGCGATGGCGGGATCGCCATCCTCGACGGCGACGCGAAGTTTCACAGCATGACGATGACCAGCGTGGACGCGCAATATGTCGAAACGCGGCGGATTCAGGTCGAAGAGATCGCCCGCGCGTTCCGGGTCCAGCCGATCATGCTGATGCAGGCCGACAAGGCGGCAACCTTTGCCAGCGCGGAGCAGATGTTCCGCAATCACGTCATTCATACCCTCGGGCCGTGGATCGAGCGGTTCGAGCAGGCGGCAAATCGCGACATTCTTGGGAACGAAACCGGCATTCGGGTCGATCTGGACGAACGGAACTTGCTGCGCGGGGACTTCAAAGACCAGGCGGAATACTACGCCAAGGCGCTGGGCGCGGGTGGCACTCCCGCATGGATGACGCAGAACGAGGTGCGGGCGGAAATAGGCCTAAACCCAATGAACGATGACAGCGCAAACCGCCTGTCGGCGGGCGCGATGAACCCCGGCCCTGCGCCGGAAGGGGCGTAAAATGGAGTTCAAGCACCTCTCTTTGGAGTGGAAAGCCGACGATCAAGGCATGATTGAGGGCTACGGCTCGGTTTTCGACGTGGTGGACAACGGCGGCGACATCATCGCGCCGGGGGCGTTCAGGCAGTCTCTGAACTCGGGCCGCAAGGTGAAGATGCTTTACCAGCACGACGCAAGCGCGGTCGTGGGCGTCTGGAACACCTTGGAAGAGGATGGCAAGGGGCTGCGGGTTTCCGGCAAGCTGCTGACCACGGTCAAGGCGGGGGCCGAAGCCTACGAATACGTCAAGGCGGGGGCGATTGACGGGCTGTCGATTGGCTACCGCACGGTCAAGAGCATGGACCGTAACGGTAAGCGGGTGATCATGCAGGCCGAATTGTGGGAAGTGTCGCTGGTGACTTTCCCCATGAACGAGATGGCGCGGATTGATGCGGTGAAGGCCGCAGACATGACGCGAGACGAGATTGAGCGGCTTCTCACGCTTCGCGCTGGGATGTCCCGTTCGGTTGCCCGGAAGCTTCTGGCTGACGGGTATAGCGGCATCAAGGACATGCGTGGCGCTGTCGCTGGTGCGGATGAACTGGCCGATCTGCTGATGCAGCGGGCCTCAATTTAACCGCCTCACGGGCACCCCGGATTGAACGTCGGATGACGTCCAGATCCCCTAGATGGAGATTACCACCATGTCGCTTGACGACCTGAAGCCCCTCATCGAAGAGGGCAATAAGACCATTGCGGCCATCCGTTCCGAAGTGGAATCGGTGAAGTCGCAGGACGTGGTTTTCGAGCAGAAGCTTTCCAAGATGGAAGCCGACCTCGCCGCCACGCTCAAGGCCAAGGCCGACGCGGAATTGGCGCAGAAGGCGCTTGAGCGCCGCCTGGAAGAGATCGAGACCAAGGGCAACCGCCCCGGCTCGACCGCCGCGAACCAGCAGGCCGCCGAAGAACTGAAAGCGGCCTTCCTGGACTATGTGCGCAAGGGTTCCAACGGTGGCGCGGAAGCGCGGCTGTTTGACCTGCAGCAGAAAGCCGCCGACGTGCGGACCTCGACCGGCGCTTCGGGTGGCTTCGCGCTGCCCAAGGAGATCGCCGATCAGGTCTACAAGATGATCCAGGACATTTCGCCGATCCGCAGCATTGCGCGGGTGGTCCAGACCGGGACGACCGACTATCACCAAGTCGTCAACCGTGGTGGGCTTGCGGCGGAATGGGTCGGTGAAACCTCGACCCGCGCGCTGGCAACCGCAACGCCTGACTTCGGCGATGTGGTCCCCACCTTCGGCGAACTCTCGGCCGTCCCGGAAGCCACGCGGCACTCGATCAACGATCTGTTCTTTGACGTGGAGGCCATGCTGGTCGCCGACGGCGCGGAGCGGTTCGCGATTGCCGAGGGCATTGCCTTCATCTCGGGCGACGGCACGAACAAGCCGACCGGCTTCCTGACCGGCACGCCGGTTGCGACCGCTGACGCGACGCGCGCCTTTGGGGTGCTGCAATACACCGCGACCGGCCAGGCCGCCGCGCTGTCCGCAGCCCCGTGGGACCAGCTCAAGGACATGCTCTACGCGATGAAGGCTGGCTATCGCGCCAACGCATCTTTCGTGATGAACAGCATCGTTCTGGCCGCCCACGCCAAGGTCAAGGACTCGACAGGCCAGTATCTGCTGACCCCGGCTGTCCGCGAAGGCGATCCCGACACCATGCTGGGCAAGCGTATCGTGGTGGCCGAGGACATGCCGAACATCGCGGCGGGGACGTTCCCCATCGCGCTTGGCGACTTCTCGCGCGGCTACCTCATCGCCGATATCCCCGGCATGTGGATGGTTCGCGACGAAGTGACCAAGGTCGGCTGGGTTCGCTTCCCGATGGCGAAGCGTGTCGGGGGCAAGATCCTCGACTCGAACGCGATCAAGCTGCTCAAGGTCGCCGCGTCCTGATCGGAATCGTCAGAGGGGGCGGGGCATCTCGCCCCCTTCACCATTCCGAAATGAGGCTATCCCCATGCGCCTGACACGCATCACCGCCCCGGCGACTGGGGTCGTCACGCTGGCCGATGCGCGCGACCACTTGCGCGTGACGCACAGCCAAGAGGATGCCGTGATCAGCGGCTACATTGGCGCGGTTTCCGCCTATCTGGACGCCCGCGACGGGGTTCTGGGCGAGGCTCTAGTTACGCAGACCTGGCGGCTTTACATGGACCGACCGGGCGAAGTCACGATCCCGCTTGGCCCCGTGCAATCCATCACCGCTGTGCAGTATCTGGACGCGGCGGGGGCAACGCAGACCTTCGCATCGGCGAACTACCGGCTGAGTGGTTCGGATTTCGTGCTGGTGGACGGCGCGACTTGGCCGGAAACGGCGCTGCGTGAGGAAGCCTTCTGGATTGATTTCGTCGCGGGCTACGGCCCGGCATCCATGGTCCCGGCAACGGTTCGGCACGCGGCGCTGCTGATGATCGGCGAACTGTATGAGGGCCGCGCGATGGGCGCGGAGATGCCTACGTCGGACGCCTTCAAGATGCTCTTGGCGGCTGGGCGTTCTGAGCGGGGCTTGTTCTGATGCAGCCGGGCGCGATGGACCAGCGGATCACGCTGCAG